TATGATTGCGGTAGGAAAATATCCGGAAACATATAAACCCGCTTTAAGCGAAGGGGTGGGAAAAGATTTATACGTGAGAATGATCCTTAAAATAAGCAATGTATCAACAGTGACATTAAAGATTGATCCGGCAGTAGTATTAGCAAGCAGAGCATATGTTGACAACAAAATAAATGAACATACACAAGAAGCATTATCATTAGCTAAAAAATATACCGATGAACAAATAGCGAATGTTTGGGCTGATGTTGACAATAAAATAAATGAACATATACAAGAAGCATTTGAAAATGATAAAGTGACGGTTAAGAAAGCGACTCATTGGAATGGTTTAGCAAATCTAGTTGTTAGCAACTGGATTCCAAGATCAGCAGAATCCAACGGCTGGTTTTCAGTCTGTTGGTCTCCCGAATTGGGGTTGTTTGTAGCTGTTGCATATTCTGGTACAAACCGAGTTATGACAAGTCCTGACGGTATAAATTGGACTCTAAGAACAGCAGCAACAGGCGACTGGACATCAGTCTGTTGGTCTCCCAAATTAGGACTGTTTGTGGCTGTTGCAGGTTCTGGCACAAACCGAGTTATGACCAGTCCTGATGGTATAAATTGGACTCCAAGATCAGCAGATCTAATCTCCTGGCAGTCAGTCTGTTGGAGTCCGGAATTGGGGTTGTTTGTGGCTGTTGCAAGTAATGGCACAAACCGAGTTATGACCAGCCCTGATGGAATTAATTGGACTGCCCAAACAGCCGCTGCAGCAAACGAGTGGCGGTCAGTCTGTTGGTCTCCCGAATTGGGGTTGTTCGTAGCTGTTGCATATTCTGGCACAAACCGAGTAATGACAAGTCCTGATGGTATAAACTGGACTGCCCAAAGTGCAGCAGAAGCAAACTGGTGGCGGTCAGTCTGTTGGAGTCCGGAATTGGGGTTGTTTGTGGCTGTTGCAAGTAATGGCACAAACCGAGTTATGACAAGTCCTGATGGTATAAACTGGACTCCAAGATCAGTAGAACCCAACTACTGGCGGTCAGTCTGTTGGTCTCCCGAATTAGAACTGTTTGTGGCTGTTGCATGTGATGGCACAAACCGAGTAATGACCAGTCCTGATGGTATAAATTGGACTCCAAGAACAGCAGAATCCAACAATTGGCAGTCAGTCTGTTGGTCTCCCGAATTAGGAATGTTTGCGGCTGTTGCAGATTATGGCACAAACCGAGTAATGACCAGTTTAGCGTACAAATAAAATTAAAAAGGAGAGTGATTAGGTTGGCAGAACAATTCTACACCATTTTAACGAACGTGGGCAAAGCCAAAATTGCCAATGCTGTAGCCTTGGGAGAGAAAGTGGAACTGACCGAAATGGCCTTAGGGGATGGTGGCGGGAGTTATTATAACCCAACTGAAGATCAAACTGAATTGCGAAACGAAGTTTGGCGAGGCGTTATTGGGAATGTTACCGTTGATGAAGAAAACCCGACCTGGATCACCATTCAAACAATGGTCACTAGCCAGCATGGCGGTTTTATGATCCGTGAAGCCGGGGTGTTTGACGATGAGGGCGACTTGATTGCCGTGGGGAAATACCCTGAAACATATAAACCGGTGCTGGCAAACGGTAGCATTAAGGACCTGGTTGTTAGGATGATACTTGAGGTGGACAATACATCTAGCGTGGTACTTAAGGTTGATCCAACAGTAGTGCTTGCTACTCAGCGGCAGGTGAATGAAGCAGAAGCGAGGGCAAAAGCATACACAGACCAAGAGGTAGCGGAAGTTGATCAAGCGTTAGCATGTCATACAACACATGCAGGTGAGCAACTAAGTATACAACAAAACGGATATTATAAAATGGCAAATGGACTGATTATACAGTGGGGTAAAGTGCCTAATGGTGGTGTACAAGTAGTAACATTTCCCATTGCATTTCCAAATAAATGTTTGTGTATTACAGGCGCTAAAAATTCACAAGGTGGTGATTGGGCGCCGACTAATTTTTTAGCGTTTAACTATGTAACGAAAACCGGTTTTCGATTAAACACAGTGGAACCCACAACTAGTGAGAACGAGAACATCTATTGGCTTGCTATCGGATGTTAAAAGGAGGTTGTCATAATGTATTTTGCGCACTATGACCAAAATGGTCAAATACTAGGATTTTATACATCTGATATTCACGGGGATAATATCCCAACACCAAATATTGAAATAACCTACGAACAATGGCAGGAGTGCTTGAATAATCAAGGCAGACGCAAAGTAGATGTTATAACCAAGCAAATTGTTACATGTGAACCGCCTGCACCTACC